CACGGCGATAACACCCGCGCGCGACGCGCTCTGAGCGCGTGGGAATCGCGCCATGGCTAAAAAGCGGAAGCGGACCCGGGCCGCGGCCGCCGAGCCGCTGTCACTGTCCGCGGATCTGACAGCGCTAGAGATCCCGAGCCGCGCCGATACAGCACCCGGCCCGGATCCCGCCACACCACGAACCGCGGTCACCCTCCCGGCCGTATGGGCATGCGTGGATCTCATCACTTCAACCGCGCTCATGGTGCCGCTGTCGGCCCGGGTGGGCCGGGAGACCGCACCGTTGCCCGAATGGCTGCGCAAGCCCGAGCGGTGGAATGACGGGGCCGCCACCATGGCCGATCTTGTGGAACATGCGGTGACGGGGCAGACGCTGCATGGTGCCGGGTATCTGTGGGCCGAGACATTGGGGCCCGAAGTGTGGCAGCTCTGGCCCGTGGATCCCGCTCGGGTGACCGTAGAACTACGGCAGGACAGTAATGGGCGGGATACCCGCATATGGTCCGTGGATCACTCACCGGCCCCCCTTGCGGCCCGGGTGGCGGGCCGCAAGACCGCTAACGGCACACCGGCCCGTAACCGTAGCGGGCTAGTGGTCATCCCTCACCGCATGTTGCCGGGTGTGCCCGAGCCCGTGGGCCCCATCCAAGCGGCACGCGCGGCCGTGGGCGGATACATGGTGACCGAAAGTTACGGCTCGGACATTCTTGCGTCTCAGGTTCCCATGGGGGTACTCACTACAGACCAAGATTTGACCCCCGAAGCCATGGCCCGTTACCGGGATGGATGGGCCGCGGGATCCCGGCAACCCGTCCGGGTATTGGCTAACGGTTTGGCTTTCGCACCGTTCCGGCTCTCCCCCAAAGATGCCGCATGGCTAGAGGCTCGGGCTTTCGACAGTACCGAAGTCGCTAGGCTCTTCCAAGTACCCGCGCACAAGCTGAACCTAGCGATCTCCGGGGGGCTCACCTACAGCAATAGCGAGAGCTTGGACCGCGATTTCCTGCGGTCTCTGGCCGGTGGGTATCTACGGCCCGTGGAAACCGCGCTGAACCGTTTGACGGGGCCCGGCCGCACCGCCGATGAAGAGCTACTTATCGGGTTCGATTATGCGGGGCTCATGCGGGCCACCACCGCCGAGCGCTACAGCGCATACAGCGCGGCGGTCTCGGGCGGGTGGATGACACTGGATGAAGTACGCGCGCAAGAGGGCTTGCCACCGCTAGATGTGGACCCCGCCCCCTAGGATCCCGATATGCAGCTAGTCACGTTGCGGGCCCCGATGGGATCCCGGCCCACCGCCGCGGATAACCTCACCACCCTTAGCGGGCTTGTGATGCCGTGGGGTGAGACCTTTACCCGGGCCGGTGTGCCCATGGCTTTCCATGCCGACTCCATCACCATTCCCGATGATCTCTCGGCCGTGAAGCTCTTGGTAGAACATGACCCCGAGCGGCCCATCGGGACAGCCACCGCGGCCCGGCCCGATGCGGCCGGGTTGCACATGGAGTTTCGGCTTGCAGACCATGACCGCTCTAGGGATGCGGCACACGAAATCACCGAGCGTCTGCGGGACGGCTACAGCGTCGGGGTAGCGCTGTCAGAGACCGCGATTGACGCGGTGTTTTCGTGGGAACCGGGCGGGGATCCGGTGCCGCTGTCCGGCACACTCCGCGAAGTTTCGCTAGTCGCTATCCCCCAGATGCAGAGCGCGCGCGTAGAACAATCCGCCCCCCCACTAGTCACCCTGTCACAGAAAGTAGAGCCCATGGATACGCCCACCGCCGCGGCCGCGGCCGCCGATTTCACGATCACCGAAGCCCCGGAGTTCCTCGAGCTCGCGGGGCGGGTGGCCCGACTGGAGACCACCGGCCCGAGCGGATCCCATCCCGCGGCCCGGTTCGCCACGCTCGGCGCGGCTATCAAGAGCGGCACCGGGGCGGATCCGATGGAGTCGGTCACCCTCGCGCTTGCCGATAACGTGGCCGATAACGGCACGAATGCCGGTGTGGTGCCCCCCGCGTGGCTGTCCGGTGTGGTGGGCATCATCAATCGCCGTAGGGCCGCGGTCAACGCATTTGGCGGGCCCGGCCCGCTTCCCGCGTCGGGACTGTCGATTGATTGGCCCTACTATGACGGGGATCTGTCGCAGCTTGTCGGCAAGCAAACCGCGCACAAGAGCGAGATCACTAGCGCGGTGGTGGATATCAAGCGCGCCACCGCCGATATCGTCACCTATGCCGGTGGCGCGGACAACGCTTTGCAGCTCATCGAACGGTCAAGCCCCGCATTCCTCAGTGAGTGGGGACGGATCATGGCCGCCGCTTACGGGCTTGTGACCGAGACCGATTTCACGGGCAAGGTTGCAGCGGGGGCCGGTGAGACCCTGCCGATCGACTGGGGCACCGCCACCGCCGAGACTGTCAAAGCGTGGCTCTTTGCTGCATCGGATGCGGTGGATGATGCCACCGGGGCCCCCGCGGGTTTCTGTCTCGCTAGCCCCGATGTGTTCCAGACCATCGGCACCCTTGACGGGATCTACCCCGGTGAGTACGGCACCACGAACACCGCGGGCACCGCATCGGCGGCCACGCTCCGCGTGGATGTCAACGGGCTTCCCATCATCAAGGCTCGGGGGCTTGCAGCGGGCACCGCGATTGTGTCCAACAGTGACGCGGCCCGCTTCCATGAGTCGGGGCCGCGTTTCATTGACGCGCTCAACGTTTCCCGGCTCGGCCGTGACTCCGCTATCTACGGCTACGGTGTCGCGCGGATCATCACCGCGGCCGGGATCGTCAAGAGCGGCCCCGTAGGTCCGTAATGGCAGAGACCGCGGCCCGGCCCACGGTGCGGGATCTGGCAGACCGTTTGCGTGTGGATCCAAGCGCGGACGGTCTGCCAGACTGCCTAGCGGCGGCCCTAGACGCGCAAGCGGCCCGATGCGAAACCGAGCCCTATACGGTGTCGCTCCGGGAAGCTGCATTGCGCCGCGCTGTCAGGGAATGGGCTTCCCGAGCTTTCCCGCTCGGGGTTGCTGAAACTACCGATATGGGGGCCGTGCGGGTGGGCCGGGATCCGCTCATCACCGAGCTAGAAGCCCCCCACCGGCGCGAGACCCTGATATGACCGCCCCCGGCCCGATGACGGTAGCGGCCCGGGCCGTGGCCGCGGCTATACGGCATGGAGTGGAGACCGCACAAATCCCACCCGTGACCGTGGCCGCGGTCACCGATGACACCGCCACACCGGCCGCCCCGTTTGTCGCCGTGATGCCGCCGAGCATTGACAGCGGATCCGTGTCAGGGTTGCGGGCCGCCCGAGCCACGGCCCGCGTCCCGCTGCGGGTGGCCGCGGCCACCGCCACAGACGCGGCCGGGCTAGTCGCTCTGGCCGATAGTGTGCTTGCGGTGCTCTTGCGGGCCGGGATGCAGTTAGACAGCATCGGGCCGACAGTCATAGCGGCCGGGGCCGCCACATTGCCCGGGTATGACCTATCAGTGTTGCTAGTCGCAGAATGGGAGTTATAGAGATGCCGATTACTGTCTTGGGGCCCGGCACGGTCACTATCGACGTTGCCGGTGAGCCCGTCGATTTCTCCGCCGAAGTCAAGAGCGCGAAAATCCAACATGAGTACGATGAGGTTTCCGAAGCGGTCACTTACCTTGACGGTTCGCAGAGCCCCGCCACGAATAGGCGGGCCGATGCTTTCAGCGCGAGCCTTGACAATGACCTAGCGGCCGGGGGGCTCTACGCGCTCTTGGTAGACAATGATCTAGCCACGGCCGAGCTCACCTATACCCCCAACACGACGGCCGGGGCTAAATGGGTTGGATCCGTGATCCTCACATTGCCGTCCGAGATCGGAACCGACGATATGGGCTCACCTATCGCTAGTGAGATTGAATGGGCCGCCGTGGGGACATTCACCTATACCCCGGCAACGTGAGCGGGCAAACGGTCAAGGTCATTGGCGGGCCGCGCTTGCGTAAGACTTTGAAAGCCGCGGCGGGTGACCTGGAAGATATGAAAGCGGTCACCCGGGCGGTGTCGGGGTTTGTGGCGAACCGTGCCGCGGCCGCGGCCCCCCGCCGCTCCGGGGCTCTGGCAAGCTCGGTCCGCGGATCCGCGGGGGCAACCCGGGCCACGGTCCGGGCCGGGTACGCGCGGGTACCGTATGCGGGCCCGATTCATTGGGGGTGGAAGCGGCGCGGGATCACCGCTAACCCGTGGATCTCTAACACCGCGCAAGCCACAGAATCCGTGTGGGTCCGTATGTGGATGGATGGAGTAGAGCGGGCCGTGAGCAAAGTAGAGGGGGCATAATGTCGAAGATCCGCATTCACTGGACATATGAGGGACGAGAGTACGCCGCGCCCGTCATCATGGCCGACATGATCTATTGGGAGAAGCTGGCGCGGGATAAGGGTTTGCCCGTGACCATGACGCAAGACGGTTTCCCCCAGATCACCTATCTAGCGGCTCTGGCATATTCGGCGGGTAGGCGGAACAAAGACATTCCCACCGCCCAGAGCTTCACCGCTTTCTGTGACGGACTGGAAGAGCTGTCCGCGGAGAGCCCAGAGGATACCGAACCGGACCCTTTCCCGAATGGCCCGCCGGATCCTGGCACCGGGCCGCAATAGAGCTAGCGATAGCGACACACACCGCCCCCCGGGATTGGATGGAAGCCGAATGGGAAACTATCGGGACGGCTCTGGCAATCTTGCGCGCCCGGGGGTGACCCATGGGTAGACCGGCAATCCTGAAGATCGACATTGTTAGTGATCTGAAAGGCTCGGGTTTCGACAAGGCCGAGAAATCGCTAGACGACTATGCGAAAACCGCGGGCCGGGTTGCAGCGGTGGCCGGTGCCGCGGTGGCCGGGCTCGGCTACAAGACCGCGCAATCCGCGTCGGATCAAGCCGAAGCGCTGAACAAGGTTCAGGTTGTCTACGGCGATTCCGCCGCGGCTATAGAGCGGTGGGCCGATGGATCCGCAAAGGGCTTCGGGCTGTCCAAGACCGCCGCGCTAGATGCCGCGGGCGGTTTCGGCACCATGTTTACGCAGCTCGGCTTTGCCAATGATGCCGCGGTGCAAATGTCCACCGGGCTAGTAGAGCTCGGCGCGGATCTGGCATCTTTCCACAATCTGCAAGGCGGGGCCGCGCAAGCTACCGACATGATCTCTAGCGCCATGCGCGGAGAGTATGACGCTATCCAAAGGGTTATCCCTACGATCAATGCCGCGGCTGTCCAGAATCGTGCGCTAGCCGACACGGGCAAGCCCGCAGCATCGGAGCTGACAGCGGCCGAGAAAGCCGCCGCTACCTACGCGCTCATCCTTGAGGGGGCCGGGCCCGCTGTCGGGGATTTTCAGCGCACTAGTGACAGCATGGCGAACGCTCAGCGCACATTGGCGGCCGAGATTGATAACGCTAGCGCCCAGATCGGG